TTCGAAGAAATGAGTTTATGCTCAGTAGTCTGAGGCACGTAACTCATTTGCATTTTATCATTCTTCATAATAACTCCTTTGAGCTAGAAATTACCGCTAAGTTCTGCGAGTCGCACGACTTAGCGGCGAATCAATCAACTATTGGACGCGTAGTAAGTACCGGCAGTTGGAGCAGTTAGAGAAGAGACAGCTGTCTCGATGCTAACCATCCAATCCTCGTTAAGAATCACGCTTCCAAACATAAATGTATAACCAACGGTACCGCGTTGACCCAAGGGGTCTGTGCCGCTAGGAGTTGGTCGAACTACCTTGGGAATGATGCTATCCATACCACCGATGGTGGCCGTTCCAACGCTATCTTTTGCAAAGATTACGATCGGATAAACATCGGCGTAAGTAGCATTCTCCACAACATTAGTACCACCTGTTGCTCCAGCACCGGTTGAAGTGTTACCAGCCGCATTTTCGAACGCGGTTGCCTGTGTAGTACCGATAAATCGAATACCCTTGTAGCTTCCAAGTTCCATCTCCATTGCAGCACCGGAATCAGAATACTTCTCAACCGGTACAAAATCAGGAATCGCTTCCAGATCTTGTCGTAAAATCGGGTGACAAATGGCAATGAATCCAGCCCGAATTGGTGTAGTAGCAATGTCCGGAGTAGCTGCTAGCATTTCGGTCATCTTAACTGCATCATTGCCCTCAAGAAAACGAATAGCAGAGTCTAACTGTGGACAGTTGTTACCACTAACGGTGAGCTTGGTGTTCACAGCTGCACGGGATGCACCGTTGGTGTAAATTACATTAGCAGGTGCTCTAAAGTGCTTGTAAGCCAACAGGTCCATTGTCTCTGCAGCTTGTTGCGCTTGGCGTTCTGTAATGATGCTGATATAGGGGTCTTGCCCAAGAATTTCCATCAGATCGGTCACCGGCACGTACCGCCCATATTGTCGAACAGTATGTGAGATCACTTCTGATTCGAGCACGTCGAAATCAGGAGTCACACCTTCTCCAAGTGGTTGATCTGAAAGGGGAAATTTCTTGTAGCGGCGATGGCGAATGACGTTTCCTTGGTTCTGCCCCTTGGTGTCTTTCTGCGCGAAACGTGCGAAAGTCAGGTGCTTTTTTGCCACAGGCAACATCTTCGACTGAATGGTAAGCGCGTCTTCCACGCTCAAGTCTCCGTACAGGTTTTGACCTGTTACGTTGACGTAGTTACTAACTGTATAAGCCATTTTAACCTCTTAGCTAACTTTTGCTGTTAATTGCTGCCATAACAATTGCTTATCGTCAGGCGTTTGTACTGTTTTCGGCTTTTGAGGAGTACGTGTAACAGGTTTAGCAGGTATCGAATGACTAGCTTGCTTTCGTCGTTCATCTCTTTTAGCGTCTGCTTTCTGTCGCTCTTCATCTACGGGGGGTGTATTCGAATTACTTAGCTTGGCAAGTTCCGGATACTCGTAGAAAAAGCTACGAAGCAAATCAACAAATCCTTTCGGATTCTCGAAATCCATCACGACGTTCTTGCGCCACGGTTCACTTAGCACCCACTGGGCGAAAGTTCCGTCATCCAAGTCCAACTGCGCGGCATTGGTAATGCCTAGCTGCGAATTAGCCAGATTATGACGTTCGCGTAGACTATTTTGCACAACACGTTCACGACGACTTCGGCGGACTTCAGCAATGTCTTCTTCAATCTCCTTGTTCGCAGATGACAGATGGTGCTTGATCAGGGCATCGATTCCCCTGAAAAGCTCCGGAAAGGTTTGCACCTCGTCCTTGACTTCATCGGGAAGGGAAGCCATCACTTCCGCCATCACGTCATTTACTTCTTGCTTCGAAGGTTGCTTTACCGGAGCATTCTGCGGGGTCTGCGCAGTCTGCATCGAACGGCTTAGTTCCTTCATCTGCTCGGAGAGCTTTCCCACCTGATTGGTGAGATCGCGATTTTCCTGCTTTAGCTGCGAAATGAAAGCTTGTGAATCTCGAAACCGTTTCGCTAGCTTGGGGTCACTCGCTAACGGGTCTTCCGGTTCGGCTTTCACCGTTTTCGTTTCCTCAACTTCCAGTTCTTCTGGTTCTTCATCTACTACCTCTGGTACTTCGGGTGGGGTTTCCACCTTGGCACCGGGTTCGATTAGCTTGCTCCAGAATTCTTGGGGTGAAGGGGTTTCCTTCTGCACTTCTTCCGTAACTTCCACTGTTTCGGAGGTCATACTCTTTTAGATGATGAGGATGCGTCGGGGTAATTCAGAATCTCACGAAAAGCCTGAATCTTGCCGACACGTAAATTATGGTCCTTACATTGGTCGGGGTTGACCGGCTGCAGGGCCAGATGAGATTCCTGTTGAATTCGATAGTTCAGGTACTCTTCCAGATGCAGCCACATCGGACTCTGCCGAAGGATTCGCACCTCTTCCGGTGTTAGCGGGTGCACCTGACCGGGCTTGTGAGCGTTGTAGTTCTGCATACTCGGCGTCTTCCAGCTGTGCTAATTGAAGATCTCGTTCTATTTCCTGCGCACGAAGTTGCTCGCGGCGTTGCATTTCCAGCATCTTTTGCTTCTGCAGTTCTTCACGGATAATCACGCTAAGATCTGTAAAATCGGTAATCGGACCCGGATCTTGTCCGTTCTCCATCAGGTTCATAATCCTGCGAATCTCAAGATCTCTGCGTTGCTCGCCAATTGACTTTCTCTCTTCCAGAGCAGCATCGAGCTTTGATTTCTGCTGATCAATCTGTGCTAATAGCGCCTTGCTCTGCGCTTCCATCTGCATCTGCTTCTGGGCTGCTTCTTCACGTTGCAGTTGAGCTTGTTGCATTTCTTCCGGAGTCTTTAGCATCTCATCCGGATTCATGTTAAAGGCTCGCAACATGGGCTTAGCGAAACGATCCATGCGCAGTTGCTCCGTCAGGCCCGGAATGTTCATCACGGTCTGCAGAAACTGAAGCATCTGTTGATTGTGAATTTCTTCGGCGACAAAACGGTCGTAACCTGTACAGAGTGCTTCGGCATCACAATGAAGATTCGGATCATCCGTATCCACTAAGATCCACCGATAGATTCCGTTGATCGCACCACGTAATATGTTACTGATCGATTGAACAACCGACGCCGTTTGTTTCTGCGCATTCGTGTTCAAAATGCTCATACCGGTCGCGGTACGCGTCTGATAAGGTGCGGTCTGGCCCATGCCGATTGGTGATTGTCCACTGGAAAGATTCGCTTCTCTCTGCAGAAACTGCATCATATCCATCAGGCCATGAGTCACATCCGGAATCACGATTGGCTTAAATGCACTGCCAACATCCGAACCCGGAGCAAACTGAAAGATCTTGCCCGGATAAAGATCCGTTGGATCTTCATTCGCCGCTAACTGGCTCGCATCCATACCGGCCATCGGTAAAGAGCTAATCTGTTTGCCTTCGACATACATCGCCATGCTAAAATTTAGCAGGGACTGTACATCCCGAATGCTCCAGAACACTCCGTCACCCCAGATACTGTGCGGTACCCGTTGCCAGTAACCAAAGTGATACGGCAACATACCGTCATAAGGGCTAAGCGTGGCCTTAACTGTTCTGTCACCCAGAACATAGATGCAGACGGGCAAGACACTCAGGTTATCCAACTCGGATGTGTCGATGTAGCCTTCCAAATCGTCTTGGTCTAATACCCCCCAAAATTCAAGTAACTCGTACTCTTTCTCTTCTTCGGTGTAGCTTTCCTGATGCGGATTTAGCGGCTGCGCTATTTCATTGCCCTTGGAATAGACTCGACGTTCCAGCACATCAGAAACGGCTTCCAGATCAAAACCACGTTGTTCCGTCAACATCTGACGAACTTGCACGGAAGACAGCTGCTTGCGCTCGATAATATAGCTAACGTCTTCTAGGCTTTCGGCTTCCGGAGAAGGATAAAGATTAAAAATACTGACAAATTTACTGGCCGGAAGTAGTTCCTGCTCGATAGCTGACTCGATTCTCTGTAGTCGATTGGCATAACGACCGCGATAAACCGGATAATTACGATGAATGAGCACCGGGCTTTTCATGACTCCGGTACCGTGCAGTATCAATTCGTGTATACATTTCGAGATTTCATTGGTGAAATCCGTGCGATCCAGTACGTCTCGAATGCGATTTTCAATGTTTTTCGCACGATCTCGTAGAATCGTGTCAATCGGCAGTTCCTTACGCAGTTCATCCAGATAAAGACGCCGTTCACGGTCTGACATTTCAGCCATGCCATCAGCAAACTGATGAATATCTGACGGAACGAAACGGGGATACCGCGTCGGTTGAATGACAAACGGAATTTCTCCGTTCTGAAACATCAACGCATTGATCTTAATATGTGCACTGGCGACTTCACGACGGGTGATCGCCATGAAAGGTGGTCGATCACTGGTTCGCGTATAGGTCGGAGCATCCGGAAAAATACCGTTATAGGCGTCTTCTCCGGGTAACCAACGATCGGATTCAATCGCTTGCCGGTATTCGCGTGCACGGTCAAATTTCTCACGAACTAATTGTGCAAGAGAGTCTTGCCCAATACCGGGATAACTTGGTTGGGCTTGCTCAATCATCTAAATCCTCGTCATCGTCTTCAACGTATTCGTCTTCGTACTCGTCAATCAGTTCTTCAATGTCATCCAACAGATTGCTGTGCATCTCGACAGCTGCAAAAGACTCATATTCTTGCTCTCGCGATCTCTCCACGAAAACCCGAACGTCATCCAAGATCGAATGAAGCTCTTCAATTGCCATAGTTGGAACTCTCATTGGGGGTGTCAGTGAGATTTCTTTAAGCAGAAATTGCGGAATCACCGTGGTGTAACATGAGCAAAAAGGTTACGTTTTTGCGGTTCAGGCTTTGGTGCGTCAAAAGCCGTATTCCTATAGATCGACGGGCTTTTTAAGCACCCCCAAGCGGCTAGTGCGAGTGACATTACACAGTCATCATGACTGCCGGAATTTGCTGCTTCCTTGCCATTGGGTAACACTACGAACGTCATCAACTCATCAAGAATCTTCGGTGATCGCACCAGCAGATCCTCGTTTCGCAGCAACTCTCTCAGTACATCAACCAGCTGCGGTCGGCTGCGAATCGTTGTCAGAAACCCTACACGCTTGGTCCGTCGCATACCCCGTTCATCGAGCTTAATCTCATGATAAAGCTTGGCGTAGTGATGTTTATCCAGCAGGGAACGTAGTGTAACCAGTCCATGATTGTTACGTTCAACGATCAACAGGGCTTCATTGTAGTACTGAGCAAGGGTCGTTAGCTTCCACGCTAACAGGTCCGGGTCCGTTTTCGTGCGCAGTAGCGCGACTTGTTCGTAGGATAGAGCATCCAAAACCGTGGCGACCGACCAGTCCGTATCACGATCGTTGACTTCAATTCCTTCGGAAACGTCTACTCCGATACGATATTCACCGTTGGCAGTCGGTTCCCGAAATATCTCTAACTCGCCAAACTCCTGCGGTTCAATCAGGTATCGCAGGGCACTCGAAGTATCATTGGCAAAGCGGTTGACGGGAAGATCGAAACGCGTTGGCTTCGGTGCATAGTCAATTCGTTGGCGCATGCGCTCCAGCAGGTTGCGCTCGAAAACCATGCGACCGGATGCTAAGAATGCTTCTCGCGCAGTTGTCGGGTAGTCCTGATGAAAATCTTCCAGTCTTCCTTGGCAGTTGATGTCAATCGCTTGCCTTCGCCAATGCAGATTCTCAAGGGTTACTCCGAATGCTAAATTTCCCTGTTCACCGATTTCGTAGGTTACGGTTTCATCGAGTAAGCGTAGTTCCTCTTCGCCACCATAGCGTGGGTCTTTGCCAATGGACTCGCGAAACGCCTCCTTCTCCGCTTCATCAATGAAAGGCTTCGTATATGATTCAAAAACGAACCAAGGAAAAAAGTCTGCTTCGTAACCGGAGCGAGATTGGTTTTCGTAAGCATCCCAAAACATCTGATAGAAGAATCCGCCTACGCCGCGTGCGGTGCTTTCAAATAGCACCTCTGTCCCGTCTGCGATCGCTACGTTCTTGAGTAGAGCAGAAGCATAATCGCTTGCAGAATTACCCCAACGGGACACCTCACTGCAGTGCAGAAAGGAAATCTGGTCACCGACAATCTCCGAACCTCCAGCAGTACCGAGACGAAAACGTGTGTTCAGTTGTTGCCAGTGCAGTTCTCGCTTACCTGAGTAACCAACTTTCGGTTTTAGCGGGGCAGGATGATTTCTCTCCATCGTTCTGACCATATTAAAGAGGGTCAGATTGGTATCGTCATCATGCGCAACGATCGCGATTCGCTTTTGTTGCGAGAAAGTGCTCGCACGGTAGAAACGGGATAAGCAGTACGTGCTCAACCCTGATCTCCGTGGTTTCAGCACCACCCGTCGAACCAGACCAGTCCGCTTGAGTTGGTCTTCACACCGATAATGGAGAATTTTCTGTACATCGTTTGGTACAAAGGGAATTAGCTCACCGCTTCCAAAGCGTTCGATCCGTATTATTTTCTCGAAGTAAAAGAGGGGATCGTCCTTGAGCTTCTGTAAAATCTCCCTGTACTTATCGGTAATCATTCAATCAATGAATGTGCGCGTAGAGAGTGCTGAAACTTACCGGTTTGACGAATCAGCTTTAGCATTCCTTCAGCAATTTGTTGAATTTCCAGCTGCGCGTCCGATGCAGCCCGTAACTTATAGAAGTGAACAAAGGCCCGAAAATTCATCGACATCACCCACCGCAGCTGATGTGCATAGGGCAGCACCAACCGGGCTGACTCTTTTGCTCGTTTTCTTCCGACTACTGGTTCCAACCGCTCGATTAGCTGATGATAAAGAGCATGGCATTGCTCAATCGTCTGTTGGGCAACTGCCAATTCTTCATCCGGCCAATCATCAGGTAGGTAGTATAGATCCTCTTTTAGTTCCTTATATCGAGCAGACTCGCAATTGATCGAGACTCCGGTGCGATGCTTTAAGCAGTGAATGTGGGAAGCGATGTCACCGGTTACACGAAAGCTGAGTAGCGAGTGCTCAAAGGGTGTTCCGTGATTATGGTCGGCTAAGTAATTTAAAAGATTCGCTATTTTATCAGGTGACTTGTAATTCGGGTTCTTGTCTATCTCTGCGTTCGTGGAAGCCCATGCTGCACGGGCGTGAGAGAAATCAGAACCGCATACTTCAAGGAGTTCTACTCTATTTTGGTGCATATTGTATCACTGTAAGTTACAAGTTGCAACATATTACGTTACAAAATTGCCTGTGTATAAAAATCGCTCAGGGGAGGTAAAAATTATATGGGGTGGGGGTCGTGGCTCTGGGGGGGGGGTGGGGGTGGTCTGGCGCGTGATTAGCGGCACGTGCGAACATTTTTTCAAGCGTTCGCACCGCAAGCCGCTAAGTCACTGAAATCATGAGCTTTTAAAACGTCTTTACCGTTATGAAGCCGATAATGTACGATATGGAACTTATTCTAACGAGTGTCAAGTAACTGATTTAATTGACTTTCGTACTCAATCAGGTCATTCGTTTCCGGCGCATGCTTTGATAATTGCTCAATCATTCGCGCCGCCAGTCCTAAGTCACCGGATTGAATGGCGTGCTGTGCTAAATCTAACTGCATTTGACGGGTATTAGTTAGTGTCCATTTATCGGCTTTAAGTTTGATTTGTTCCGCGCTTAGTCTTTCGAATATTTTAAGCCGATCAAGTAAAGAGTTAAGGGCTGTTACTGCGCCGCGTGTATCTTCTTTAGCATTCGCATTTTCATATTGTATTCTATATTGCTCCGCAGCCCAGAGAACATCCATTTCCTGAAGCAATGCTAAACGCTTCTTTTTTGCGCGTTCTATTAGCTGTTGTTTAGCTTCAAAAACGTCATTACATTCTTGCGGCGATTCAATTAAGTTTACATCGATCGGCGAAATTTTAGTTCGCTGGATTGGCTCTTTGCGGGCGTTTTCGCCCTTTGTGTCGCGTTTTTCACGCTTTAAACTAGTCATACATTTAAACCCGTAAATAAATGATTAAATTTCATGCTATAGCGCCGCTAATCATATTTAATTTTGCGTAAAGTCGCAAGACAACGGCGACAAAATGAATACGTGATGCAATATTTATCATTTAGGCATTCAAGCCAGTCTTTACCTGCTTTAAGATTATTCAAATTTCAGGATACACAAAATTATTTTCGCAAGGTTGTCTTGACACTCTTGCAACTTCATATAAGGATTGACCGCAATGCTTGAAATCAAGCAGGTTGCAACCGTTTCGCCGCAATTTCGCGGCAACTAATTTTCCTAGTGAGGCACGCAATGCAAATTGAACTCGATAACCAGACAATCTCTTCATTCACTGATCTAAACACTCTTGATCTGAATGACCTACGCCGCGCCGTGCGTAAAACTGGATATTTCAAAGGCAATTCAGTTGCCACAAATTATCTGAGCAAAATTGATTGCATTAAAGTTATTGAGCCTTATGTGCTAAATAATTTTGATGCGGCTGAGCACGCCGCTAATTGTTTAATAAACGGCGAAAAAGTTGAAGAAATACCAGCAACACCGCCACAACCTACCCCACAACCTACCCCACAAAATAGCGCAGACAACGCGCTAACAATAGCAATCGCGAACGCGTTGCAAGCAACCGGTTTTTCTGCACCAAAAGCAGAGATTGATGAAAGTAAAGTGATTGAGCTTATCAAGCAACACGCAACGCCAGCCATTAAACAAATCGAAGTCAAGCAAATTAGCGGCGACTTCAAAAACGTGGGCCTTCAACACAAATTTTTCCCCCAATTGCTGCAGCTAGCCACGGCGCGGCTAAACGTCTGGTTGTATGGTCCCGCCGGTACCGGTAAGACGAGCGCCGCGAAAGCCGTAGCGGACGCGCTTGAATTGCCTTTCGGCTTTGTAGCGTTTTCGCGCCAGTCTAGTAAGGGCGACTTATTCGGAATTCGCGACGCTCGCGGCGAATATCACGAGTCGCAATTTGTTCGCGTGTATCGCGACGGCGGCGTAATTCTTTTAGATGAGATTGACTGCGCCAATGACAACGTTTTGAAGTCATTGAACGCCGCTTTAGATAACGGGTTTGCAGTCACTCCGGACGGCGTGATTGAAAAACATGCTGACTGTATCGTGATTGCCGGTGCAAATACTGTTGGCAACGGCGCGGATGCAGAATACTCCGCGGCGCAACAAATCGACGCTAGCACACTAGACCGGTTTTTCTTTCTGCACTGGCCTGTAGATGAAGCGTTTGAAGCGGCGCTAATTGGTGCCGCTAAAGCCGATGAAAGCGCGGACACGCTACGCGGCTCAGACGTGCCAACCAAAGAGCAATGGCTACACGTTGTACGGTCTGCGCGACGCAACGGCTCAGCTAATCGCGTATGGATTTCAAGCCGCGCCGTGCGTGATGGTGCTAAGTTGATTGGTGCAGGTGTATGCCTGAAAGATCTTTGCACCGGCTTAATCTGGCGCGGACACGCGAAAGACGTGCAAGGCATGTTGTACACGATCGGCAACGCACGTGCTTAATTTTTAACAATCCTAGTGAGGCATCAAATGCAATTCAAGATCGAGAAACAAAGGAAAAAAGAAATAGCGTGCATGATAGCCGCTAACCGTGACGACTTTCTAAACTTTACAGCAACGCCGAATTATGTGGCACGGTGCGAAGGTCATTTTCTGCACGGTACTGAGCATGATCAAAAAGCTAGCTCAAAGCCTAGCACTGATTGGAGTGGTACAAAAGACTGGCAGGAATGGCAGGATATTTTGCGCGATGGTTGGGGCGACGGTGCTACCAAAGCACAAGAAATGTGCAATGAGATCGAAGGCACCGTTGCCAGTCTGCGCAAGGTCCAAGAGTGTGAGTTAAAAGATGAGGGCGATGAGATTGACATTGACGCGTTTTTAGCTGGTGAGGAAAACCACTGGTATCAGTACCCAGAACGCGACACACCGGCGAAGCGTTCCAAGATAGTACGTCTTGGCCTAAACGTCGCCGTGCACGCCGGTTACTCTTCAACTCAGTTATTATGGCGTGGCGTTATCACTACGGCACTGATTGAAGTTTTACAGAGCTACGGCTATCAAGTCGAAGTGCTTTGCTTTTGGCAGACGAGCGGCGACAAAAACTCGAATATTTGCTTTGTTAGCTTTCCCGCTAAAAGTGCTGGTGAAAAGATTCTACCTGAAAGACTAGCTAGCATGATCGGACACCCAAGTGCTTTTCGACGCGGTTTCTTTTCAGCTGTTGAAAAGCTACCCGCTGAAAAGTTTGGCAAGTATCTGACATTCGGCGGATATGGCCGGTGCTTCTCTGAGTACATTTTTCAGGACAAGCAACCGCTCGATATTTATCTCAATGATAGAGCTTGCGTGTCAGACGCTAAGCAAGCCGTGCAAGTCTTTAAAAACTATCTTGATGAAAGCGGATTGCTAAAAAAAGCAGACTAAGCCTAGCACAGAGCGCACGGTGCGCGCCGTGCTCTCAATGCTGAGCTTAGTGCTTAGCGTTTCCTTAACTATCCTAGTGAGAAGCACTCATGAACATTTTTATGGTAGACAAAGACGCCGCAAAAGCGGCACAAGATCTTTGCGACAAGCACGTTGTCAAGATGATTCTCGAAAGCTGTCAGATGCTTAGCACGGCGCATCATTTTTATGGCTCAGCCGAAGAATCGCCGCGCATGTATAAAGCGG